CGCAGCGGCCGATGGGACTGCCGGTGTCCAGCCCGAGATCGAGGGAGTTGAACGACACCTCCTTCCGGTTGAGGAGTTGCATGGTCTGGGCGGCGTCGATGACGGAGCGGAAGGCCCGGTCGAGTTTTGCCCACACGATCTTGTCGCCCGGCTGGACGAGAGCCCACACCTTGCGGCCCTCGTCCCGCTCAAACATCGGCTTGGTGCCGCTGGTGGCGGAGTCGTAGAGCCAGCCGCCATAGGTGTATCCCTCCGGGACGAGTGCCCGCTTGATGTACTCCTCGCACACGGAGCGCTGGGCGTCCTCCGTGATGGTCTGTCGGCCGGTGGATGCCCGGCCATACGCATAGACGATGGGCATGTGTGTGCCTCCTAGATCAAGTAGAAGAAGACGAAGACCACGACGCAGAGCCAGCCGAACGGACCCATGTAGATGGGCTCGGTCGGGTCGATGCTGGTGCGAACCATCAACGCCAGGATCGCAAGCCGGAACACCCACTCGATAGGCCCGGCGTCGAGGCCGAGCATGTTGCGGAACCGTTCGCGGACAGTGCTGTGGCTGTACTTGTAGTCCAAGAAATCCATGTCATTTTTCCTTTCAGAATGAGTCGGGTCCGGGAATGTAGAGGTCACCGAGAATCCACTCCGTGATGCCGGCGATGGCGTCCTTGCTGCACTTCCACCGCATGCCGCCGTCTCGCCAGGACTTTCCTTCCTCGACGGCAAAGAACTGGCTGTGCTTGCGGGCGTAGTCACCGTCAACGTGGTGATGCGTCCGCCCCGCGTCGTCGTACGGGCCGACCTTGATGAGCAGCCGCTTGCCGTTCTGCTCCGCTGTCGGTGCGGTGCAGACGTGCAGGGTGGCGCCCACGAAGGGAATGTGGGCATGGTATCCATGCAGTTCGTCAAAGACCTGCACCACGCATGGCGGGCCATCGGCCAGTGCCCGCTTCAGGCGGGTGGCAAACAGCCTGCACCTGCGGGCCAGCGTCTTGTACTTGCGACGTTCAAACGGCTTGGCCCAGTTCTTCGGCTCTGGCAGCAGCCCGCGTGGGACGTGCTGCCACACTCCAGGCAGTCGAGGGACATGCGTGGCAACGCCGTCGCGAACGATGTAGTGGATGCGGATGGAGTCCGCGAACACCCGCCGCTCGTCGTACGGGGTGAACGCCCGCACGTAGCGTTTCCATGTCTCCCGAATCCGCTCGTGCCGCTGGCGGTTCTGCCTGCGGTAGTACGTGTCGGGGCCGGCGACGAAGTAGGCCGTGCCTCCGTTCGCCGCACGGTACACGTACGCCAGCGGTACGACGAGCCGGTCTGTCTCGTACGCAATCGCAATGGCGCACGGCCACGCCCGACTTGGAGCCGCCACAACGCTGCCGTACAGGGACGAGGACCGTCGTGCTCCAGTCGCGTGTGCATGCAGGATCGCCTCCAACTGTTCGTAGGTGTAGACCTGCTTCCTGAGTTTCTTCTGTCGCTGTGTCATGCTCATGCCTCCTGTGTGAGCGGCACGACGCGAGCCCACTTGGGGATGGCGTAGTACCAGTGCGAAGCCTTTAGGCCCGTGTACGCCACGACGACGCGGGCACGGGGCTTCTTGCCATGCCAGTCCGTCGCGGCGTCCGTGATGAGAACGATGGAGTCAGGCTTGTCGGCCTTCTCCACCTGCTCGATGGCGGTGGACATGTCCGTGCCGCCGCCACCGTGCCACTCAAACAACTTGGTCGTGGCGACCATCTTGTGCGACTGCACTTGCGTGTCGGCACAGTAGACCTTGACCCGCCCCAGTTTCCGCAGCCCTTGAGCGATGACGGAAAGTGCTTTGGCCTGCACCTCCGTCATCATCATCGAGGCAGACGTGTCCACGATCACGACGGCGTGGGGCTGCACGGTGATGCGGCCGTGCAGGAGTGGGGCATCGTCTCCCGGCGGCTGCTTGCGTGACCGGCGGCGGTGGGAGTAGTCCCGTCCGCCTACCGGAGATGCCACGCTGGTGCAGACCGCCGACCGCAACTGGGCGAACGGGTCAGGCGTCGGCCGCAACTTCTGCTTGAGTGCCTGCTTGATGGAGCCGGGCACCCTGCCAGGATTGCTGGACTCGTACTTGGCTATGGCCTCTTCCGCTTGGGCTGCGGCCATGTCCTCGCCGTACGCTTCCCATGAGCCGTCGCTTTCGATCTCGTAGGGGCGAGGGCACCCGTCCGCACACGAGCCGCCGGTGCCCGGCGAACCGGGCGGGGGCGGTGCCGAGCCCTGCCCAGACGGAGGCGATCCCGCTCCGCTGCCAGACGCACCGCTCTCGCCATCCGCCTCACTATCGTCGCCGCCATCGCCGTCCCGTTCACCATCGTCTTGCCCTGCCCCATCGGGAGCATCGCCGCCGGATGCGGACGAATCCCCCTGCTCGCCACCACCTCCGGCAGACCCATCGGAATCAGACTCCCCATCGTTGTCTCCTTGCTGTTGGTTGTTGTCGCCACTCTTCTTCAACTTCTCCATGATGAGGCGGTAGTACTCCTGCATCGACTTGTTCTCAGGAAAGTCGAGCGTGATACCCCATGCCGGGACTTCCACTCCCAGATGCACGGCACCCTCCGGTCGCAGGTGCCGCATCATGTCGAGTGTCTGCTCGATGACTAGATCACCGGCTACGTTGCAGACGAACCGCTCCAGGTCACTCGGGTTCTGGCCGAGTATCTCCTGCGACCGGGAGTGGTGGTCAAAGATCAGATGCAATACCTCGTGAGCCACGAGGTAGGCGGTCTGATCCCGGCCGATCTTGGATACGAACTCGGCATCCCAGTACAGGTTGCCAGCCGCATCCACCGCTGCCGTGCCAATGCCCGGCGTCTCCTGCTCACGCAGGGAGTAGATGTATGAGGCGAGGTACGGGACGTACTCAAAGGTATGCACCCGTGCCTGCCCCAGTAGTTGTCGTGGGGTCATGGGAGGTTCTCCGTAGGGGTTTCCGGGAGGTCGCACCAGTACCGCACTCGCGGCACCATTCTGGGCGGCAGCGTGCCGGGCTTGGCCGACCCGTACACGACTAACGGCCAGTCGAAGGCAAAGACCGTGCCGTCCCAGTACGCCATCTCGATGTAGCCATCGTCCTGTGCGACAAGCACACGACGCGGGCTGTCGGGCAGGCACTTCCGTTCGCCCTGCTCGACTTCATGCCACACAATTCCGATGCACATGGTTGCCTCCTGTGTGCAGGTCACGACTGAACCAACGCCATCAACTTCGCAAGCACATCCTTCGGCGGGTTCCAGCCCTCCGGTCGCACGCCACCCTTGCTGACGGGGTTCCAGAACGAACGGAACTGCATGAGGAACGACTCGATCTCCTGTTCCCCGATGGTGATGAACGCCTCCGCCGCACGAGTCCACCGCTCCTTGCTGGTGTTGTCACGCAGGGACTTCACCAGACCAGTGAGGAAGCAGATGTTGGCGTCGGGCCGACGCTCGTACTTGTAGTCCTCCGCACCGGACAGGTACGCCTCCGGGTTGAGCAGGTCGAGCCGGTGCCAGTACCGGAGGAACTCGCCGCCCACCTCCGCACCGACGCAGCCAACGGCGAGCGGCCGGTAGATGGGGTCTTTCTGCTCGTACCCGCAGGCACCCGCTGCCGCGAAGCACCGGGCAAGGAACGTCCAGGTCCGCAGGTTCGGGAACGCCATCGTCTCGTCGTCCTGCGGCAACTTCTCCCGAGCGTCGGGTGCCGAGCGGAGGAACGCCTCGACCAGCGAGCCGAACTGCGGAAGGAAGTCTGTCCAGTGTTCCGGCACGATGGGGAACTGCGGTGCCGTCCACTGGCACCCGGCACGCAGGCCGGTGAACCAGTGTTCGTAGTCCACCTCCCAAGGGAAGTGGACGAACCGGGCACGCATGGCAGGTGCGAGGGGCACCGCATTGGGGCACAGTTCCGGTGGGTTGCAGGCACCGACGATGATGGTCGATGCCGGCATCACGTACTCACCGACCCGTCGCTCGGACAGGACGGAGAGCAAGCCTCCCTGCGTGGCGGATGGCACGTTGGTCACCTCGTCCACGAGGACGAGAGCCTTGCCGTCTTTGGTCTTGTCCCACAGGGAGGTCGGCATCATGCGGACGACGCCTGCCTTGTGGTCGGGGATGGGGTAGCCAGAGAAATCTTCGGGCAGGTGGGTGGCACCGAGCAGCGGGACGAACGTCCGCTCCAGTGCAGCAGCCAGTGCCTCCCACGTCGAGGACTTGCCGACGCCAGTGCCGCCCGTGACCAGCACGGGGGCGACCTGGCAGGCGAGGAACGCGGGGGTGTTGCCGAGTGTGGTGCGAGACATGACAGGGGAACTCCTCAAGGGGTGGACAAATGGGACGGGGGCGAGGCAGCACGATGCCACCTCGCCCCCACAAACCAGACTCCGCAGCGGGAAAACTGCGGGGAAAACGTCAGCCTCCGACGCAGATCACGAACGTCGGCGTGGCCTCTAGCACGGCGGCGGGTTCGCTGGGCCGGGCCTGCGGGCGGCTGGGCTGGCGGGTGATCTTGGCCCTCCGCTTGGCCTTCCGCTTGGCGGCCACGATCCCGCTCGACCTGTTCCGCATGCCCCTCAACTTGGGCAGGACGAGTCCCCTCTGGGCCAGCGTCTTGAGCCGGTCGTTGAGCATGAACGGACTGATGCCGGCGAGTTGCAAGAACTCCTTGAAGTGCAGGTCACACGACAGGGCTTCCTTGTACTCGCTGATGAACTTGCTGTAGTCGAGGCGAAGCGTACGCATAACACTCTCCTTAGTGGGTGGGATTGGTCAGACAGCCGCAGCCAGTAGCCGATTGACGGCGACTGCCTGCTTGACTTGCTCGATGGCCGCAGTCAGGTCGGGCATGGGGCGCCCGAGAACCTGTTCGTACAGCCGCACCTTCTCCAGAAACCTGTCGGCCCGGTTGATCCGCACGCTGATGGAGCGGTCGGCCATGCCGCCGGTCGCTTCCATCACGTCGGTCATGATCTCCGCCAGCCCGGCCTGCACTTCCGTGCCGAGCCGGTCGAGGACGTGCATCACCGTGTCGGGATCGGAAGCGATCTCGACTTGGTGAACGGTGAATCGCGGGCCGTCTGCGTGCGGTCCAAGCAGCAGGCCAGCGAACGTGCGGAAGTCCTCAAGCGTCTGGCCCAGCATGAACCACACGCCGCCGTCGTCCTTGAGGGGCGTGGCCTTCCAGTGGCGGAGCATCTTGACCACGACCTGCCCGACCACGCTGGCCGGCAGGTAGTCCCGCTGCTGCACGACCGCCGGGTCGAGCGCGGCGAGAACCTGTGAGCCGCGTGGCCCTGCGGAGTCGTACTCCAGGATGCCAACGTCCCAGTTCGTGCCGATGAGGGCAGAGAACAGGAAGCGGTACTCGTTCTGCGACTGGCCCGGCACCACACGCACCACCTCAAACGAGGCGGGGTCATCCAGTTGCCGCACCACGTTGGGTTGCCTGCGGATGCGGCCGTACAGGCTGGTGGCCACGTCCTTCATGCAGTCCCGCAGCACGGTCGTGCGAGCGGGCTGGGCAGGGACGAACTTCCCGCAGCCCACCGCATCTGCCGCGTAATAGAGGCGGTCTCGGTTCACCGTCTTGGTGTTGAGGATGGCGATGCCGCCCAGCCCCGAACCGATGGTGAGAGTTGTCGGTGTCATGGGTGATCCTTTCAGTGGGTGATGACTTGGGTCTGTGCTTTGACGAACCGTCGTTGCAGGACAGCGAACGCCGCTGCCTGCTCGGGTTCATCGAACTGCTCACGATCCTCCGCACTCTCGTGCAAGGCCGTGATGATGAGGTCGATCTCGCGTGGCGTGAGTGTCACGGTAGTAGTCGGGTATGGCATAGCCCGCCTCCTGTGTGAGTGTACATATCTTCAGTTCTCCGTCAACGGTTCGACGCGGAGGGAGCCTACGTTCCAGTCGTCATCATCGTGCTTGCGCAGCCCGGTGTAGACGACGACTTCCCCCTCTCCGCTTTCGTCGAACATGGCGTCGGGGCACAGGGCGATCAGTCGATTCATCAGTTCTTGCAGCGTCATGCTTCTGCTCCTTGAGGTAAGACTTCCAATCGAACGACCACGCACGAGCCCCGACCACTTGGGCATGGCCCTTGTGTGCGAGGCGGCGTGCGAGGTACTGCACATAACTCAGCCCAGACCACCCGAAGTGGGCGGCGATCTCCCGGTACGACGGCTGGTATCCATAGGTGTCAATCGAACGTGCGATGAGCGTGAGAATCTCTCGCTCGCGTTCTGTCATGTCAGTCATTAGGCATCTCTCCTTTCAGTCGAGTTCCGCCCACCGTGCCAGTGCCTTCATGGCGACGTAGCACATGGCGAGAAAGAGTTCGATCTCTGCATGGGTCCAGTGGTGCATGGCTTGCCTCCTTGCTTGCCGTAGAAACAGACTCCGCAGCGGGGAAATTGCGGGGAAAATGTCAGCCGATGGGGGGCAGGCAGACCGACCAGTCGTCGGCCGCCACTGCCACTGCCACCTGCTCGTCGTCCATCAGTTCCGGGACGGGGGCGGGCGGTGACGCCGCCCTACGTGAGCGAGCGGCAGGCTTGGCCGTCGCTGCCGCACCCGGTCGCGGCGGGTACGCAGGCACAGTCCCGTCATCCGCAGCCAGTGGCATGATGGCGAAGCGGGCAACGTGCCCGTCCTGACCCAGCGTGGTGGCGAACACGCAGGACTGCGAGTCCTTGACGAACAGCGTGATTCCCTTGTGCTTGTGGTCGTTCATGGCGTGCGACAAGGCACACAACTTGCCGAGCAGGGCGGCGTCCAGTTTGACGGACACGTACCCCTTCGGGCTGTCGTGAATCGCCATCACCCTCTCGCAGTCAGGGAACCGGCCAGTCTCGATGGTCGTGACGGGACCGCTGACGCCGCCGCGAAACTCCTCGCCGTCGAATCGCACCCCCAGCGGATGCGAGAACGCCTTGACTGGCGGCGAGGACAACTCCTTCGCGTCCGCGAGGGCGTTCAGTTCGATGCCGTCCTCGTCCTTCCAATGAACGCTGGCGAGGATGTGCCCGTCGGTTGCCGTCATGCTGGCCGTCGTGCCATCGCTCACGCACTTGATGCAGCCGAGTGCGTAGCGTGCTTGCTCTGGGTCGCAGAACTTGGCGAGTTGCTTGATGAACGCAGGGATTTTCATGGGAACCTCGTGAAGAAAGGGAAGCGGGGCCGGTGACCCAGTGCCACTGGCCCCGCAGAAACCAGACTCCGCAGCGGGGAAATCAGATGGCGTCGTGCAGCAACTCGATGCCGTCGTGGCCGAGCATGTCTTGCACTTCAGCCAAGCACTTGCGGCTGAAACCGTAGGCGATCAAGTCATCCACACGCATGCTGGTGTAGAACGAATCCTCCCGGTCCTCCTCCTCCTGCTCGTCTGCCATGCGGGAGTACGCATCGCGGAGCGTGGACACGGAGTTGTCGTCCTCCACGTACTTCCACTTGCCGTCCGACTCCTCGATCCACGACCGCTCTGTGGTGGTGGTGGTCGTCTTGGTGCGGGCCGTCAAGCCGAAGCCGACGCTGCGGTAGTACGATCCCTCGTGCGAGTCGTTGCTGTACCAGTGCCCGTCACGGGCCCAGTCGCCAGCGTCCTCGTTCCAGATGCAGTAGTCGCCGTCCGCCCGCAGGAACACGAACTTGCTGCCGGAGTGGGCGAGTTGCTGCGTGTACACCACCTCGCTGCGCTGGTAGAAGCCCTCGTCCCTGGCGTGCATGGGCTTGAGGACCAACTCGTTGAAGTGCCAGGTGTCACTGCGGTCTTTATCCAGATCGCACTTGATCGAGATAATTCCGTTGTGGATCACGGCCAGCGAGTCGCTGACCATGAAGGGGTGGCAGTTGCCCGTGTCCTTCTTGCCGTGCGTGGCCCATCGGAAGTGGATGATGGCCTGCTTGTCGGCGTACGGTTCAAGGGCTTCGCGGAACTCCTCAAAGGTGCCGACACCGCAGCGGGTGACGAGCGTGCCGTCCACGACTGCGGCGAATCCCCACGAATCGTCGTTCACGGCGAAGCCGTTGCGGTAGGCGGACCAGTCGGGCTGGGTGGTGGCGGGCTTGTAGATGGCGAGGCACATGCAGGAATCTCCTTGTGAGTGTGAAAGTGAGGGGGTCAAGAAACGGAACCGATCAAGCACCTTCGATGTCGGTGCGGCGAATCATCCGGAACACGGGCGACTTCTCCTTCGGGTTAGCCACGCTGTCGGGCAGGCCCGCGTTGTTGCGGTAGCCGACGCGAAGCGAGGTGTGAGACAGCAAGAACTCGTGCAGGTAGCGGTAGGTGTGGCGGTTGGCCGCTACGAACGTGCGGAAGTTGACGAAGTGCAGCGGGTCAATGTGGCTGTCCACCTCCCCGAACCCGTGCGACACCTGCTCGCAGAACCGCACGGCAGCGACGGCGAACTCGTGGTTCTTGAGGATCGCCCGCCCGTACAGGTTGCTCTTGAACAGGCGGAACTCGACCGTGCTGTCGGTCACGTTGAGAACCTCGTACCTGTCGGAGTTGCCCTGGTCAGTCACTTTCTTGGTGCAGAAGTGATTGAACCCGGCCGGGCGGCAGGCGATGGCTTCAAGGAACGAACGGTTTCTCTCCGCGTTCATGAACACCAGCAACTTGCCCAGCGTGAGCGGCCCGATGGCCCGCTTGGACAGGTGGATGTGGTGCCCAACGTCGTCGCCCCTGTCCCACGCAGAGCAGCGGCCGTCCCCCAGCGTCTTGATCTTGCCGAAGATGCCGTAGACCTGCTCGGTCGTGAGCGGCACAGTCACCAACTCAAAACCGCCGTCCTCCAGTGAGCCGTCGTGCTTGGCGATGGCACACCGGCGGTTGCGAGTCAGTGGATTGAGGCCCGCGTACAGGGTGTTTACCTGGTGGAGCGTGTGCTCCACGTCAGAGAAGTCCTCGTCGTCCGAGTACATCTCGATCTCGTGGCCGGCGTACAGGTACGTCGGCTCCAAGTCTGGGTGTGGTGCCCAGCCCAGCACACGCGGGGCTCGCGTGCCGTACCCGTCCAGTTGGTCATCGAAGGAGTCGCGGCACGAGCAATTGCCGTTGTCGCACTCGCCGTTGTCGCACCGCGAATTGGTGGCGCTGTCCAGGCCGTCGCGGTCGTACCCGTCCGAGTCGTAGCCCTCTCGGTCGTACCCCTCATCGTTGTATCCCGCGTAGTTGTACCCCCTCGAGTCGTAGGCATAGCCGTCGCGTGTGAGTCGGGTGAGTGGGCTGAACTCCGTCTCGGTGGTCCGGTGAATCCCATCCCGGTAGAACCCGTTGGGATCGACCGCCGTTCCTGTATCGCGGTGCAGGCCGGTGGCATCGTTGAACCCGTAGTTGTCGTACAGAACTTCGTTCTCGTCGCTCATGTCTCGCTCCTCAGCGAAGGTGAAAAAGAAAAGGCCGCCCCACGACGGGACGGCCCATGCCGAAAACCAGACTCCGCAGCGGCGAATTACCGCTGCTTTTTCCTGCGGCGAGTGGCACGCTTGGCGTGCTTGCGTGCCACTCGCAGTCGCTCCTCCTCCTTGACTCGTTCAGCCTTGACCAGTGACCACCACTGATCGTTCCACTTGTTGCCCATCAGTCCTCCTGCTTCACGAGGTCGGCCACGTCACGACGCTCACGATGGGTGAGCGTGCGGAGGTCGGCCAGAAGGTGTCGTTGCGACTTCGCCCCCACCTCGCGCGCCACACGGGCGAGCGAGACGAAGTGCATGAGTCGGGGGTTGGTGGTGGTGACATGCGTGCGCATGGGAACTCTCCTGTGAAATGCGACGGGGCCAGCCGCCACCGTGACGACTGGCCCCGTTCGCAGTGTGAAAATCAGACTCCGCAGCGGTGATTTACCGGGTCAGCGGGTTGACGTCGGCCTCCTCCGCTGGCAGGCCGTCGCGGAACGCACGCACAACGTCGTTGCTCCGCTCGTGACCGGGAATCGTGGCGCGTGCCATGCGGACCTGCTTCGTGTCCAGGTATGGGCCGTACACGCGGCTGTCGCTCTTGAGGTTGACGAGGTAGAAGCAGCCGTCCTTGCCGGTGAACTGGCGGATGGGTGAACGCATGGGAAACTCCTTGTGAAACAGGGACTAGAAACACAAACGCCCACCGCGAAGTTGCGATGGGCGAGCCTGCGAGTGCAGGATTTGGGGCTGGCTGGCAGCACAGCCCCGCATCCCAGACTCCACAGCGGGTGGAATCAGCGAATCTGGGCGGCAACCTTGCGGATCTCGTCGCTCCGGATCACGTTGTTGATCGCCGCGAACAACTCCGCCTTGCGGGCCTTGTTGCCTTCCGGGAGCCAGGCGGTGAGCGGTCCGATCTGCACGATCTGGCCCTTCACGCCCTTCTTCGTGACATGATCCTTCACGCTCCAGGCGGGGCGAGACTTCTTGGCCTTCGCGGGCTTCTGCACGGGCTCCGCGACAACGGCGGCGGGCTTGGCCTGTGCCTTTGCCTTCTTCGCGGCACGAGCCTTCTCCAACGCGGCCAGCCGCTTGGCCTGGAGGTCGCCGCCCGCTTTCTTCGCGGGTGCGGGGGCATCTTGGGTCTGCGTGAGCCGCAGGGCGTTGGCAACGGCTTCGGCAGCGATCTTCTGGATTTGGGCAATCGTCATGGCAATCTCCTCGTGGAAAGGAACAACCGAGCAATCCCGCGAAGTGCGGGTGGAGGCGGCACCGACACAAGCCGATGCCGCTACCATCCAGACTCCGCAGCGGCCGAATCAGCCGCAGAGCAGCACCGGGAACCGAGACTCGACCACGACCTCTCCGGCAGGGTCGTAGAGCACGAACAACGTCACACCATCGGCGTGATCGTTGACGTACCAGCGAGCCTTCCGCTCACTGGCAAAGACGTAGGAACGACGCTCGCCAGTGACGGCGATGGACACGACGCAGAACATGGGAGGCTCCGGGTGAGAGGGACGGGACGGCAGGCCGAACGTCGGCCAGCCGAAAGACAGACTCCGCAGCGGCGGAATCAGCGGATCGGCACACTGGCAATCAAAGCCGACTCGAGCGCACGCCAGGCATCGCCCTTGTGGATGGCGAGGAACGCGGCGTAGCGGGCATCGAAGTGGCGGATGCAATGGCGAACGAGTCGGTGCATGGCAGAGTCTCCATTCGGTAACGGGACGGTCGAACGCCGTCGTCGTTCCGACAAAAGGCAGACTCCGCAGCGGATGGACCGCGATGATTGAGCGTTTCGGCGGCCGGCTTCACGCCAGCCCTCGACAGCGTGAAGCGGAAGTCCTTGAAAGGACTGGGGCTGAGGGGGGCGTATAGATGGAACGCCCCCGAGCCCCCCCAGCCGCATCACGTATCAGTCACGTTCCCCTCCTGGATTTTTTCCCAAAACAGATCGACCCCAGCCTGTGAGGGGGTTGCTAAACGCCCGTCCAGGCGTATGCTGTCCACCTGTCCAGCGTCCCAATGAGAGAGAGGAACCGATGATCGAAGCGACCGTGACTGGCAATGTGGGCAAGGTGAACGAACTCCGGATCACCAAGAGCGGGAAGGCGATGCTGACCTTCTCGGTGGCCTCGACGGAGAAGAAGGACGGGCCGACGACGTGGGTGGAGGTGGTCTGCTTTGACGAGCAGGCGGAGACATGCTCCCAGACGCTCCAGAAGGGCCAGAGAGTCGTTGTCTCCGGTCGGGCGGGCTTGGAGACGTACGAGAAGAAGGACGGCTCACAGGGCTTCTCATTGCGTCTGATGGCGAACGAGGTGGGCGTCAGCCTGCGGTGGCCCAAGCGGGAGCAGGCTGGCGTGGGGGCGGACGACGAGATTCCCTTCGCATGAGCGTCGAGGAACTGGACCGCATCGTCGCCGGGTTGCCGGAGTGGGAAGGGAGTCCCGCTCCGGTGGCTGGCGGCACGCCTGACGACGCCATCAAGGAGGCGCGGCAGGCGACGGCTGACTGGCGAGTCCAGTTTGCTGCCAGTCGGGCCGACGCGGTTTACCGTGAGCAGGAGGCCAAACTACGGCTCATCAACCGCACCGAGCGGGTGGTGTGGGTGCTAGTGGTCAGCCTTGCGGCCGGAATGGCGGTGGCTGGGTACGTGCATGCGGTGATGGGACCGCCCAAGCAGGCGGAGTTTTTGCGGGAGAAACCATGACATTGCCAGCGAATCATGACGCCGCGCCGGAGGCGAGAGCCCAGTTGCCGGAGGCGGATCATGCCGCCTGTCGGAGTCGCGAGAGCGATGCGGGCACCGGCGGCACAACCGCGTCGGCTTGCGACGGCGCGGTGTCTCCATCCGGCTCTGGCAGCGGCGGATCGCTAAACCGCAGCGCACCAGAGCGGCAGTCACCGGCCAGCGAGTGCGGTGGAGGCGAGCCCCTAGACGACTGCGCCCCGACAAGGGACAACGCACCGGGTGGGCGGGGGCGAGATACACAGGAGCCAGTTGCGTGGGCTGTCATGCTCGCGGGCGGCGAACGCATCTACGATGTCTATGCCATCGAAGAGGACGCCAAGGCGATTGACGAGGCAGTGACAGGGAATCACGGTATCGTCCCGCTCTACCGCCAGCCCGCGATCACCGCAGAGGAGTGCGAGGCGATTGAGTTGGCCGCCTACGATCACCTCTACCACCCAGACCCTGGCGGCCGGGCGCAGTGGATACGAGAGCAGTTGCTTGGGCTACTGGCGAGGACGAAATGAGCGACACCGCCACACTTGTTCGGGCCTTGCGTGTCCTCGCTCGCGACATCCATTGCGAGGACGGGATCGCCGTGCAGTGCATCACAGAGGCGGCCGACGCGATTGAGCGACTGCGGCTCACCGACGAGGAGCGGGAGGCGATTGAGATTGCCATCGGGAGAGAGTTGGACGCCGAGTGGTACGGCGGGCCTGAGCCCGGCAGAGTGGTGGCGCTTCGCGGCCTACTGGAGCGGACGAAATGAGTCCTGATGCGGGCATCATGTCATGGGAGCAGGCGGATCAGATCATCAAGGATCAGCGGGCCGAGATCGAACGCCTCAGAGAAGCCATCCGCCGGCTCGCGGATCAGGATGCCACGCTATCGGTGTGCAACGGCGGCGTGACGGTGACGGTGGACGGCACGCTCACCGGCGCGGAGCGGGAGGCGATGAGCGCGGCAGCCTGCATCTGCGAGGACGCAGGGCGAACGGAAATCGCGGTCGTTATCAACACGGCACTGGAACGACTAGGCTGAGAACGTGAACGATCAACAGCCGCGAACAAAGGAGGCGGCGCACATGAGCGACACTGACGAGCGGTCTGTTGCATCGGCTGGTTCTGTGGGCGAAGTGCTGGCGAAGGGCATCGCGGACATCATTCGGATTGCGACCGAGCCGGATTGGATTCCCGTGACGGAGCGGTTGCCGGAGCGCGGGTCGACCGTCTGGGTGTTCGACGGCACTGACGTTGAAATGGGCGAATATTGGGGGGAAGACGGCTTTCAGTCATACGGCGCATCATGCGACCGCGAAGGGCTGAATAGCGAGCGTCTGCATGGGATCACGCACTGGATGGAGATTGAGGAGCCGGCACCGCCGACGGACGGCAAGTAGCCCACAGAACGCCAGCGATCAGCGGCTCTGTCCGCTGCATCGCTTGGTTCTGTGGCGAATCGAACGTATTCAGAAATCGACGAAAATCGGGGGCTGGCTGATATGACTCGGGAGACGACAGGTAAGAAAAACGTGTCGCAGAAAGCCAAGAAACGGCACGCCTCGCGCCCGGTGCTGTGGGGGCTTCGCGACTCATGCGGCCTGTTTGAGCCAACGGTTTACGGGACGAGGCTGGCCGCAGAGGTCGCATCATGCAACGAGATTGAGCGGCGGCTTGTTGTTGTTCCGCTCTACGCGAAAGCACGGGCGAGCAAGTAGCCACAGAACGCCAGCGATCAGCGGCATCGAACACAGGAGGCTGCGGACATGAGCGACCACCCAGACGTTCGCCCCTGGTTCCACGAGGACGCGGAGCCCGGCCCGTACGCGGACGACCCGGAGGACGGCTACCCGTACGACGAATGAGCGGCTGGCTGATAGCACTCACCGGTCTGATCTACGCCTACGTCTCCGCCGAGCAGTTCTGGCGTGGGAATACGGGCATGGGGATCGCGTATTTGGGGTACGCTTTTTCCAACGTCGGCCTGTACTTGGCGACGAGGTAGGCGGCCATAAATCCCGTGAGGGATTTCTATGGCAACACCTGCTGCACTTGCTGCTGCCCGGCTCGGTCGCGCGAACAAAGTCGCGGAGTTGGCGGAGGAGGCTCGTCGGCTCAATCCTCCCGACACCTTAGCCGACGCGCGTGGCCGGATTGCGGAGAGTGCCGAGCCGGGAGGTGTCGCCGCCTCCAATCCAGAGCCAGTTCCGGTGACGTTTCGGCAGGCCGTGTCTCGCTGGTACGAGGCCGTGCCCGGCGGCTTTGATGCGGCGGTGGAGAACTCGCAGCGCGCGCTCCGGGAGCATGGCGCCGTCTATCCGCACTCTAACTCGCCGGCATACGGGAACTGGTCGCCGGAGGACGTGGACAAGCCAACTCCCGTGCGCGTCAACTGGAAACTGGGCCCGTTTGATGCTCGCGGAACATACGGAGGCGCCAGCCGTGAGGTGCAACTCAATCCCGCGTTTTTGGATGCCGCGCCAAAGGGCATCAACCCGGTGGTCGAGCATGAGTTGACGCACGCCCTTTTGGACAAAGGCCGGTCGCCCGGCCTGCTTGGGTCGGAGGAATGGCGTAACGCCTCTCAGCGATTCGATGACACGGCATACGGCAGTGCCACGCTGGCGCAGAACCCACAGTTGGCGGCCCAGTACAGCGCCGGAGGGCCGGACGCCTTTCTTGCAGAGAAAAGGCTGCGTCCGCTTGTCGAAAACGAAAACTACCTCATGCAACGCGCAGAACTGGATCCGCGCATTGCGGAGGTGCGCCGTCGCTATGCCTTCTACACCGGAAAGGACGTTCTGACGCCAGAAGATGCCGCCGGCGCGTGGGAGTGGTGGCGGGCCAACCGAGAGTGGCTTGAAGACCTTTCGACGCCGACCGACTTGCCGTCAATGATGCGAAGTCATTTTGACACCTACGACGCGCTGCCCGCTTCTTCCAAGCAAATCATGTTCAAGCGGATGACGCAGATTCCGGCCGTCCTCGCCCCGCTCGCCATCGGCGCAGGTGCCCAGCAGCAGCAGCCCGGCGTCCTTTCTGGCCTGACGGAGACCCGCTGACATGGCTGGACTGAACGAAGCAGGCATCGACGCGATCTTCGCGTCACGCCCCAAGCAGAGTCCTGCCGCCCGGCCGGGTGCGTTGGGGTTTGAGCGTGCGGATGCCATTCGCGGGGAGATTTACCGCCGGCACAAAATCTCCCCTGACACGCCGCTCGCCGAAGCGATGAAGCAGATCGAGCAGCGGTCGCAGATGCGGTCTGCTCTTGGCGTGGACGGCGGTCAGCAGTCGGCATGGGCGAATCCGGAGGAGCGGGCGAGGGCCAGGGAGGAGTACGCCCGGCAGGGCAAGACTCCGGCGGAGGTCAGCAAGCGGTGGGAAGAGTCCACGCACCTGCTCGACCCACGCACCCACCAGTACATGCAGAACTTCGGACGTGACCTGGACTTTTTGGGAAGCGAGCAGCAGCAGGAAGAGGCCGCGTCACGGCTCAAGACGCCCCGCCGCATGCTCGACGCCAACGCGATCCGGCACTACGAGGGCAGCGACGGCGAGCGTCTGTCTGGAGCCGGAGGCATCAGCCCGTTCGCCATGCCGCGCGGCTACCAGCGGTTCGATACGGTGTCGCAGGCTGCATTGGACAACATGTCCAACCCTGACGTTCCGGTTGGCAACTACATGCAGGCATCCGAGACGGTGCCGAATTACTTACGCATGCAGGGCAGCGGCGAGTCTGACACGTCTTCCGAGTCGTGGCGGCGTGCGCAATCTGCAAGGCTGGCGAACAACCGCTACCGGCTGACATCGCCGCACGCGATCTTGGATTTGCCGGAAGGCGCCAGCGGCAATGACATCTCCCAAAGGATTGCGAAATTGCAGGCTGAGGTAGGCTCCGCAGGGGTGCCATTTGCGGACGAGCGGTGGCAACGCACGACTGGAGTGACGCCTCCAGGGTGGCTCTCCGACACCGGAGACTTCGCGATCAGCATGATCGACCCGACCGTCGTCATTCCTGCCGCAAAGGGAGTTGGAGCACTGACCAACGCCGCAAGGGCTGGGCTGATGGCCTCCAAGATTGCGGGCACGGGATGGGCCGCTCCAGCCATCCGCAGTGCCGTTGGCCCGACTGCCGCGAACTTTGGGTGGGACATGGCCTCCGAGCAGGCGATGGGCTCCGGCATCCAGGGGTCGCTTGGCGGAATACCAGGACGCTCTGATGGGCAGTTCTGGATGGGCGGTGGAAAGCCCGGAGTGGACTTCGCCTACAAAACCGACGCGGAGGTCGAGCAGGCCCGACGTGCAGGCGACCAACTCCATGCCCGGCTCAAGGATGATGACGGAGTATCGAGAGCGGACAGCGAGGCATACAACCGGCTTGTCGCTACGGGCGTCCTCCCACAGCCCGGCAGTGACCTCCACCCGCGTCCGCAGTGGAGGATGAACTCGTCCAGCAAGCAGTAGGGCCACCATGTCAGACGAAGCAGCAGTCATCGACGAATCCGTAGACACCACGCCCGACACCTCGACTGAAAGCACCTCCAGTGCCCCTTCGACGCCGGAAACTGCACCTGCGGCGGCTGCTTCGCCGGCTCCACAGCAGTCGGTCTGGGACGCCTTCAAGAATCTCGATGAGTTCAAGGGGCAGGACGACCTGGCGATTGCTCGTCGCCTCTATGCCTCCATGGAGCGGGAGAAAGCCGCAACTCAAGCCCTCCAGCAGTACCAGCAGTACATCCCATACGCCCAGCAGTACCTCCAGAACCGAGAGCCCTTTGAGCGATGGCTCTCCTCCCAGCGAGAGCAACCCGCCCCCCAGCAGCCTGTCCAGAAGACCACTGCCGCAGAGGCGGTGAAGAAGTGGTGGAGCCCGCCGGAGGTCCGCGAGTCGTACAAGCAGTACCTCGTGAAAGACGAGAACGGGCGGGAGGTCATCTCGGCCGACGCTCCGCTCGACGCCAAGCACGCCCTGTACGAGTACCAGAAGTACAAGGCCGACTTCGCCCAGAAGTTCCTCACCAACCCGGAGGAAGCGCTGGGGCCGATGATCCAGGAGATCGCCCAGCGGCAGGCCCAGCAGATCGTGGAGAGCCAGTTCCAGGAGGTGCAGCAGCACCAGTACGTCTCTGGGCTGGAGAAGGAGAACGCGGACTGGCTGTACGAGGCGGACGGCAAGACGCCGACGGCAGAGGGCTTGGCGGCCCAGACGTACATCGAGGAAGCCTCTCGCATGGGCATCCAGAACGCAGAGGCGCGGTGGGAATACGCTACGAAAATGATCGAGCGTGACCTGCTTGATCGGCTGCGTGGCATGCAGGCGCAGGGCGCACAGCGAAGTGCGTTTGAGGCTGCTTTACCGCAGCACATCGCACCAGCGGCTGCGGCTGCAATGCCCGCCGCTGCTGCATCTGCGCCGGTTGCCGATGCCGCAACTCAGGCCCAGAAGGACATAGATTTTCTTAGAAGGGAAGCGTCTCGCAATCCGAGTAGGGCTGCGGGGTCAAGCGACCCGAGAACCCCGCAATCACCTCTGACCTTTGAACAGCGTCTCGCTCGCCAACTGGCACGAGACGGCATCAACTGAAAGGTAAAGCGACATGGCGTCGAGCGTTGACTGGGCTCGTTCGATTGGCACGACTCTGACCCTTCACTTGAAGGAAGAGGAGCAGACGACCTTCCGCAAGTTCAAGGTCTTCGCTGCCCTCCAGGCGAACGGCAACGTCGCCATGAATCAGGGAGGTCGTGGATTCGACTGGCAGGTGCGTTACCGCAACATCCCCGTGTCCACGTACACGGGCGAGTCGCCGCGAGTCTTCGCACGCCACGCGCTCTGGCAGAGAGCCAACCTCCCGTATCGGGGCTACTCGGTCACCGATCAGATCAGCAAGCGGGAGATGCTTGAGAATCGCGGTCAGGCCCAGTTGATCGACGTGGCCGGCAAGATGACGAACCGGCTCACGGAGTCGATGCAGGAACATCTCGCGAAGGAGGTGTTCATCGACGGTTACGCCAGCGGCAACGAGAATCGGTGGCATGGGCTTGAGTCCATGTTCGCCGTGAACGGGACGGTCAACGTCGCCACCGGTGCCCAGCGTGCCGCGAACGCCGCTGACCCCTTCGGCTTCCCGAACGACGAGTACGCCGGGCTGAAGACCGGTCTGGGTCAGTACGCTGGCTCGCAGTTGGCGACCGGTTCGTGGCCCCGAGTTCCGGCCGATCCGGAGTACGACTTCTGGTCGCCCCTCGTGTGCAACTACACGAGCACGGCCTTCGGCGGTGCGACGGCGACCTGGAAGGATCAGTGCATCGAGGCGATCCGCGAGTCGGTCAACCACGCGAAGCGGAACGACACTCGCGAGAACCAGATCGACATGATCCTCCTGGATCGGTCGATGTACATCCAGTTCCTCAACCGGCTGGACAGCCGCGAGCGGGCCATCGTTTCGAAGACCAACGGTCTGAAGTCCTACGGCTTCGGGGATGTCGTGGAAATCGACGGCATCGAAACCGCGTCGGACTACGCCGTGCCGCCGGGCGTGGGCTATGCCCTCTCCATCGGCAACATGGAGATGAAGGTGATGACCGGCAACCTGCTGGAAGCGGAGGGACCGTTCTACAACGAGGAACTATCCGCGTACCGGTACGCCGTGTCGGTCCTCGCCAACATCAAGATGAAGTCGCCCCGCAACTTTGTGAAGTTCGCGGCCCTCGCCTGACCCTCAACAGCCACCAGAGAAGGAGAGTCCTCGCAGATGAGTACGCTGACTGCTGATCCCGGATTCGCTCGCGGCCAGACGCTTGGCGTCACCGTGACGATGTACGAGGCCGAGAACGGCGACGGGTCCAATGTCGTGGGCACTCGCAAGGTGTTCCGCGACGAAGACCCGAAGACCGGCGCTCTCAAGAGCAACCGGACGGTCGAGTGCATCGCCGTGAAGAACACGAGCGGCAGCGCTCTGCTTCCGGGTGCGGTCGCCAAGTTCAAGGACGCCGCCATCCTGTCCGAAGTGGACGGGCTTGCGGTCGCCGCCACGACCCTCATGGGCGTCGTGGACGAGTACCTCCCGGCCGCTGGCGTGCCGAACAACGAGGTGTTCTGGCTGGTTGTGCGTGGCCCCTCGACGGTGACGAAGACGGCGACCAGCGTGTCGGCCGGTGCCTCCTACGGCCCGTCCGCCACCGCCGGCTCGGCTGCGGCCCAGGGCGCCAACGCCCAACTGGGCTTCGCCATCGAGACGAGTGCCACGACCTCCGGCCGGATTCTGGTCCGGACGAACGCTGGCTTCTGAGTCGGGTCATCAACACGTCGCGACGTTTTGGGGCCGCAGGAGGGGAGGGACGCCCACCTGCGGCCCCTACTCTTTGCATAGGGAGTATCGACAGTGCCGCTTCCCAACGAACCTAGTCCGATGAGCCAGTTCGATCAGCCTGACCGGCAGGCGATCATGGCCCAGTTGCACACGGCGGGGCTGCTGGACTTCCCGGAGTTGGAGGACTTCAAGGCCAAGCGGGAGGTGGGTGCCGGTCGCGTTCCGGCCCCGAAGGACGGCATGGCCCCGATGATCTCGTCGGTTCCGCAGGCTGACAGGTGACGTATGGGCAAGACAGAGGACAGCATCCGCAGTCTGATCCCCAATCGCCCTGTGCGTGACTCGCAGGGCGGCAAGAAGTTCGTCGTGCGGGCGAAGGTGGGCGACGAGGAGCGGGTCGTGCGATTTGGTGACTCCTCGATGGGGCACTATCGGGAGGGCGGAAGCGAGGGTGACGGTCACGGCGACGAGGGCCGTCGTGCGAACTTCAAGTCCCGCCACAACTGCGGCGAGAAGACCGACAAACTGACGCCCGGCTGGTGGTCGTGTAACTGGAGTTGGTGACGCATGGCAACACCTGCTGCACTTGCTGCTGCCCGGCTCGGTCGAGCGAACAAAGTTGCGGAGTTGGCGAAGGAGGCAAAACTGCCCCCGCCCCCGCCGCCGAAGCCGGCTCCTCCGGCGCGCCCTGTTCGCGGATACCACGCCGACAGCGACCCGCATCAGCAACGATTTGCCGAACTGACTCAGCGCATCGAGGCTTCTGAGCCCGCTCCGGATGGTCACGTGCGGCTCTATCGGGTCGGTGAGATCGCAACCAACTACAAGCCGCCGGACACGGTGCGCATGTGGGGCAGGGAGATTCCTTACGCCGAATGGCGGCTGTCCCGCGACGAAGCCATGAAAGGGGCGTTCGACACCAATCCGGCAGGTGCCGCTGGCCGCTGGGCGACTGACGCTCCAGGAGAACTGGATTTCTACGTTGGCGACAACGATTTGAGCGCCCCTGTCTACCGGTTCGACGTTCCGGCGGCTGAGTTGCCGCAATACAACGTCCGCAACACGCCGTTCGCCGGGAGTTCCAGAAACCACGACAGGGAGTTCGTGCTTCCTGACCAGCACTTGCGGAAAGCCGTGCGGATCATGGCTGTTCCTGCGGCGATTGGCGTTGGTGCCTCCCGGCAGCCTGGCGTCCTCGACGGCTTGCGGGAGCAGCGATGAACGACAAGACCTGCACCGACTGCGGCCAGTCTTTTCCGCTTTCCAGAAACCACTTCCGCGTCAAGAAGGACGGGTCGTGGGACGCTCGCTGCGTCATGTGCCGGGCGAAGGTGAATCGCGGGAAGAAGTTGAAGCAGAAGCAGCGGGACATGAAGGCCATCGAGGATGGCGCCCTCGACGCCTTCACGAAGGCGGCTGGCAGGGGAGGAGAGAACATCCCGCACTCCAGCGAACTCCTGGAGCGGCTGATGGAGTATTTCGGCGGCTCCAACGGGTTCGCCGCCATGATGGTCAAGCAGTATTTCGACGCCCCTCCCGGCGGATCGCACCGCACCAAGTTGCTGGAGGGCATCGTCCGCCTTGTCACGAAGAACACCGAACTGGGCGGGGCCAAGAAGCCGCTGACTCAGTGGTCCGACGAGGAGTTGGAGGACGAGTTGGATCAGCGTCTCGGCCGCATTGCCATGAGCATTAGTGGAGGGTTCCTCAATGTCGAAGTCACGCCGCAAACCCCCGCAGATTTCGCCGCTGCCGTCCGTCAAGCGATTGGGGTCGTTCCAGCAGAGCGAACTCAAGGAGATGCAGGCGGAGTTGGCGAGCCGCCGGATCGAGGCGTTGCGGCTCTACAGGCCGACACCCAAGCAGGAGGAAATCCACCAGTCCCGGTCGAGTGAGATGCTGGTGCTGGGCGGCAACCGCTCCGGCAAGTCGCTCTGCACGTTCGTGGAAGATGCTCGGGCTGTGTGCGGCAAAGACCCGCACGGGAAGTACCCAGAGAAGGACGGCATCCTCGCCATCGTTGGCAAGGACTGGAAGCACATCGGCCTCGTGGTCTACCCCATGCTGTTCATGGCTGGGGCGTTCAAGATCATCAAGGACGAGCAGACGGGCGAATGGCGGGCCTACAACCCAGTGACCGATGCGGCTCGCGAGCGGGAGGCCAAGCCGGCCCCGCCGCTGATCCCGCCCCGCATGGTGGCGAAGAAGTCGTGGATTCTGAAGTCCGCCCGCTACATCCAGTCCTGCACGCTGACCAACGGCTGGCAAATCTACTTCTTCTCGTCGGAAGGAGAGCCGCCGCAGGGCTGGCAGGCGAACAGGGTCCACATCGACGAAGACGTAAACAACGGCGATGCGTGGGTTCCGGAAATGCAGGCCCGCCTCTCTGACCGTCGCGGTGTATTTGCGTGGTCGGCTATGCCGCACAGCAAGAACGACTCGCTCCAGTCGCTTGCGGAGCGGGCCGACAAGTTGGCGGAGGAGGGCGTCGAGAATCCGACCATCGTCAAGTTCCAACTCCGATTCCTGGACAACCCGCACATCCCGGACGACGAGAAGCGGAAGCGTATCGAAGGCTGGGCGGCACTGGGCGACGACGTGCTGCGGATGCGCAGTGAGGGCGAGTTCATCAGCGACTCGATCCTCTGCTACCCGACGTTTGCCATGCACGTTCACGGCTACGACCGGACGGACCTGGAGAACCTGACAGTCCCGAACGACTGGTGCCGGTACGCCGCCATCGACCCTGGTCACGCCGTCACGTCGGTGCTGTTCGCCGCCGTGCCGCCCGACGAGTCAATGATGCTGGTCTACGACCAACTCTACATCCGCAACTGCAACGCCATCGTGTTTGGCGAGAAGATGGCGGAGAAGTGCAAGGGGCAGAACTTCTACGCCTTCCTCATCGACATGCACGGCGGCCGGCTCCGCGAGATCGGCTCGGGCCGCTTGCCGGTGGAACTGTACACCGAGCAACTCAAGTCGCAGGGGGTGGCGAGCGAGACGACGGGGCACAGTTTCCTGGCGGGGTGCGACGACGTGCAGGCCCGCATGTCGGCCGTCCGCAACTACCTCCACATCCGCCCAGACGGCAAGCCGATGCTGCGGGTGCTGCGGAACGCCGTCCCCGACCTGGAGCGGGAACTCAAGCGGTACAAGCACAAAACCCAGTTGGTGGGCGGCACCTACGTGGTCACGGACCAGCCGAACACGCGGGGGGAAGTCCACGCCTGCCAGTGTTTGGAGTATCTCTGCGCCTATCGACCTCGCTGGCACAAGCCTAAAGTCGATGTCGGCCCCGATCCCTGGTACGTCGATTGGATGCGGAAGCGCAAGAAGCGTCTCGCAGCCGATTCCGACGAGTTCATCTTCTTAGGCCCACAGTCAGGAGCGAAGTATGGAAGCCGAGTCCTTTAGCCCGCCGCAGGTTCGCGTGGGCGACAGCGTGTACTGGTATCACGACCCCCTCAACTGCAACGAGCCGACGCTGGGCTGGATCGTGGAGCGTCCCGGCATCCTGACGGTCAGCATCCTGACCTTCTCTCCGAACACCGGGTTCCTGGAGCGTCCGTCCGTGCGGCACAAGGACGATCCCGGCTTGCAGGAGAACGCCGACTGGCGGCAGTGGGGCTGCTGGGACTTCACTCCGCAGTCCGCCCAGTTGCGAAAGTTGGACGGGCTCATGTCCCAGATTGCCAACCTGACGGAACAGGTTGCCCTTGCAAGGAAGCAAAACGGTGGAACCAAGAACGGGTGAGGACGCCCTTCGCTCTCTGGCGACTGGGTGGCTCAAGAAGATCGAACTGTCTCTCAAGCACAAGCGTCCTTTCACGGAGGACGGGCGGGAGGCCATGTCGTTCTTTGACGGCCCGCACAACTGGTTCTGGAAAGACACCTACGCCCGCCACGAGTACGGCTACAACCGGACCATCGCCCCGCCCGCGTTTCGCATGCAGGTGAATCGCGTCTTTGAGGCGGTCAAGTTGTTCGGCTCCGTCATCTACCACCGCAATCCGGTGCGGACGGTGACGCCTGCCAAGTACCCGTTCGTCTCGCCGGAGGTGGTGGGCGTCATGGATGACCAGTCCATGATGGCGTACCAGCAGGCCGCTCAGGACACGATCCAGCGGACGGAGGTTCGCAAGGTCGCCGCCCTGCTCATGGAGCGGTATCTGAACTACACGCCCAACGAACTCGACCTCAAGACGCACAGTCGCCGCGTCGTGGACGAGGCAATCATCAAGGGCATGGGAGTGTGGTGGACCGAGATGGTCACGCTTCCCGGATCGGACATCGGGATCGTGGGGTCGTTCGCGGACAGCGTGGACAACTTCACGATGGACCCGGACGCCACCGAGATCGAGGACATTACGTGGTGCGCCAGGCGTTGCACGCACCCGATTGACGTTGTGGCCCGCCAGTACGGCCTGGATCGCGAGCAACTCAAGGGGCACCTGGACGGGGCCAAGCCGGTTGGCGACGGCGGGGACGCCCAAATCTTCTCGGAGGACGACCAGACCTACAAGGGCCGCAAGGCTGGCAAGTCCAACGAACTGGTCACCTACTGGAAGATTTGGAGCAAGACGGGGCTGGGCGACCGCCTCAAGGACACGCCGAAGGAACTGATCGGCACCTTCGACGCCGTTGGCGACAACTGCTACATCGTCGTCTGCGAGGGCATCCCGTACCCGCTGAACATGCCGCCGTCTGCTCTTGAGGAGCAGGTCGATGAGGCGACCGGCATGCCGCCCGGTATGTTCCGGGCCGTGCAGTGGCCGATTCCGTTCTGGGCGGAGGCCAACGGCTGGCCGTTCGTGCATCTCGACTTCCACCGCAAGCCGGGCTACGTGTGGCCGATCAGCCACATCAAGCCGGGCATCGGGGAACTTCGGTTCCTCAACTTCGCGATGTCGTTCATCGCCCAGCGTGTCGCCACGAGTTGCGAGACGCTGCTGGGCGTGAGCAAGGCGGCGGACCAGGACATCAAGGATCAAATCCTGGCGCAGTCGGAAAAAGGCTTCAAGGTCGTGGAGATCAGCGAGACGCTCGGGCGGAGCGTCAACGACCTCATCAGCGTCTTTCAGTTGCCGGAGGTGTCTCCGGAGTTGTGGCGCATCGTGGAGGCCGTTGCCCAGCAGTTCGACAAGCGGGTGGGCCTGACGGAACTCGCGTACGCAATGTCCTCCAGCCAGATACGGAGCGCCACAGAGGCGAACGTGAAGGCGGAGCAACTGAGCGTACGCCCGGACGACATGGCGAACCGGCTGGAGGACGCCATGAGCCTGCTGGCCCGCCGCGAGGCGTTGGCGGCTCGGTGGCTGCTGCGTCCGCAGGATGTCGATTCGATTGTCGGCCCGTTGGGGGCGGCGGCATGGGCGCAGCACGTCGCCAGCATGGACCCAGCATCGGTCGCTCGGGAGTTTGAGTACCGGGTGGAGTCTGGCTCGGCCCGCAAGCCCAACAAGGCGACCCGCGTGGAGCAGATGCAGGCCGCTCTCCAGACGCTTGGGCCGATCCTGCAAGGGCTGGTTCCGATGGGGATGGTGGACCCGCTGAACGCCTTGATCTCGGACTGGGCGGACAGCCTGGACATCGACGCCAAGCCCTATCTGCTTCCGCCT